CTGGGCATGCAAGACTTGAACTTGTTCACTCGTGCGTGGAATAAATTGCGGCAGGGTCGTGAGCATCAGCTCACACGTCAAGAGATGGCTGAACTCAGCATTGCATTTATGAAATTGGTGCTGGCTGATCCCAATGACACAACCAAAGCCATGAGTTTGCTCCGCCGGATCAGCGCCAAAAATCCAGAGTAATTATCTCCTGATCAAACTTGTAAGCTCTTTGAGCTTGGCAAGATTGTTTGCTGGAGCAAGATTGGTTTCTGGTTGGGCAGGAGGAGGTGGAGGTGTAGCTGCACTTGTTGAACTTGTGTTTTTTCTACGCAAGTCAGCCATCATGTCAGCTGCCGTTTTCACTGGAACTTCGCTTTCACTTTCTTCCAAGTCATAAATGCGCAGTGTTTCAATGTCATAGCCCATGATCACCTTGCTGCCCACACCTGAGCTGCTTCTTGTTTTCAAAAACTGATATTGATATTGCCCTCGCTCTCTCATTGCTGGAGTAGCCAAAATTGACACCACATTGTCTGCTGTTTGGATCTTGCTGATACCACCTGCAATGTGACTGTGATCATGCTCCATCTCGTTTACGCTTGACCTTCCAAGCTGTGAGGCAGTTTGCATGATGATGTTACGCTCCACTGCCAAACCTCGAAGTTCCTCAGTTACAAACTTGTCCTTGATGAAGAGATTGCTGACATCAATTCTCTTGTTGTTGGGAAACATGAGGTCCAAATAGTCCACCATCAACACATCGCATTTTTTGCCAGTTTCAATCTCATAGTTTTTCAAAAATGCTCTGAGATCGTTTGTGGTTGTGCCCTGCGGTAACTGCTTCACATAAAGTGTGCCTGCACGTTTGCCTGCCTGAGCCACCTTGATCTCCACCTCGTCAATACGCTTGAAAATCTCAGTGCTGGGAATGTGCGCCACCATCGAGTCCAAGCGCATTGAAATCATCTCTTCACTCAGCTCGAGACTGATGTAAATCACGTTCAGCCCCATCTTCACCATGTTCACTGCCATGTTTTGAAGTGTTAAGCTTTTGCCACCACCTGAGCCTGCACACCAAATGGTGATTTCTTTTCTGTTCACTCCGCCATACAGCTTTTGGTCCACTGTTTTCCAACCAGTGCTCATCTGTCCATTGGAATTTTTGATCTTCATCAAGCGTTCTCTAGGATTGGCAAAGTAGTTGGTGCCAATGTCACTTGTAAGGCCAACCAAGATGGCCTCTTTCACACGCTTTTCCACCTCAGCATAGTTGCCCTTTTGAATCAGTTCTGGGGCACTTAAAACTGCATCTGCAATGGCTCTGTTTTTACAAAACTCTTCAATTTGATCCAAAAACGCCTGTTGCAGTTGTGGATTGATACCATCAATACGCTCAAAGTCAATGCCAAATTGCGCACTCAATTGTGCTGGCTTAGGCAATGCTCGATATTGGTTTGCAAAATCAATCACAAAACGCATTACAGGCCTCAGCTTGTTCACAAAATATTTGGGCTGCAATATGTTTTGGCAACGTGCGTAAATCTCTTCGTCACTCAAGAGCACGCTTACAAGCATTTTTTGCACGTCTTCGTTGTAATCTTTCACGTCAGCCAAGGCTATCCCCTAAACAATTGTCTTTTGATGCCAATCTCAACATCGTTTTTTGTGCGGCTTTGTATCACACTTGCAATGGTGTAGAGCTGCCCGTAACGTTTGCAAGCCTCAGCAGCATCTTTTACATCGTCATCCCATTCTGGGAAGCTCACATACCAGCCAAAAGTCAATGCAGTGTCAATCAAATCCTGATTTTTTCGTTGTCTATCTGGCAACACTATGGTTTCCTTCTCTCGCCCCACCAGTTGCCAAATCTGTTGTTCACTTAGAGTACTACCCAGCGCAGCCACACCCTGCACAGCAATGGCATCAAATGATCCTTCAACCAAAATGGCAAACTTACGACCTGGAATGTCCAAAACATCATTGTTGAACAAATATCCATCTGGAATAGTGCTGTTGAAGTATCTTGGCACACCTGGCGGTGCTGTGCCTGCATATCTAGCAGTCCATCCCACAATTTGGTTGTGTGAATAAAATGGTATCAAAACCCTATTGCTTAACTGATGTTTTTTACTGGGACTCCAATAATAATCATAACCAGACGCTATGTCTTCCCCCCGAGACTCAATATACTCAACAACTTTGAGCAAGCTTGGATCAACTGTGTCATCATTTAGGTAACTGAGAATGGGCTGAGCATCCTCAGGCAATTCCACTGTGGGAAATTTTTGGAAACTGGCTTTGGCTGCTTCTGTATTCTCAAAGCCGCCATCCAGTTGCTTTTGTAAGATTTCCATTTTCAAACTTTGAACACTGGATCGGGGAACGCCCAACCAGTCCAAGTATTGTTCAAAACTGCTGCTTAGTCGTGAGCCATTGAATCTCGTTTTAAACCCGCAGTTGAAACAATGCACACCCAGTTGACCATCTTCAGAAATCCTGAGATTGCCACGCATTCGAGTGTCAGGTTTGTGTCCTCTGTGACTGCAACACACAGCGTTGTGCAGTATCCAGCCTTTGGGAGTAACTCTGCGCTGAATAGGCAGATGTTGCATGATCAAGCTGTGTATCAAACTCATGCAATAGTATAGCTGGCTTTCAGCTTATTTTGTAGAGTATTTTATCTATTGTTCCTTGATTTACTGGATCAGGAATACAAATAAATCGTATCCATCGACAATTTACACTAAATGTGTAACTTCGTAGACTGTTGTTGAGGCCATCAAAATAGTCTTGGTCAAAACCAGGTTTGAGATCCACATAAAACCAACTGCGTTCAGTTGGTGCTAGGTTTTCCAAACTAGCTTGTATCTTGAACGTACCCATCCATTGTGTTTGATACAGTGCCACAGAAAACAACCCTGTATTGTTGCCCACACTGTTTTCTGCTCTTATAGCTCCACTAAGGAGCCATTCTTTCATTTCATCCCAGTCCACTGTAATAGGGGTGAGTTCAGACCCTTTGAGCACAACGCTGGGTATAAATGTGCCACCAACGCTGTCAAATAAGTCAAAATCTCCTATTGTGGAATTATTGATGTCAGTGTAGAGCATTTCTTGATTCTGATACGGGCGGGTGATCTTCACTTGATAACGATATCCTCCCAAACTCCAATTGGCAGTATCGCTACTGGTTAAAGCTACTTGTGCTCGGCCTTTTATCTCATCGGTTATGATGCAAGCTTTTTCCAAAACGATGGTTTGTGTGGCTGCATGTTCAATAACAATGCTGAGTTGGCAGTCCACCAATTTCACAGGTCTACGGTCATTGTTGCGCACTACAAAATCAATAATGTTGTAGTTGTTTTTGTATATTTTTGTGTTGTAATTTATCATGGGCCTATTGTAATTTGGGGCGCGATGATCAGTCATGCTCAATTGAACTGGTAGTCGGTAACTGTAGAGATATATCAAGCTCATTTGGCCAACATCATCAACAAAAGATTTGCATGTATTTAGAGAGTTCTTAAATAGTTCCTGATGGAAAACACGCCCCAACAAAGATGGCCATTTTTAACTGAAATCCGCTATCTCAACAAAGATTATACTGGCATCGTTCAAAATGCTGACAATGCAATGATACACATGTATGTTATTGATCAAACCATGAGCATTCAGCAGAAGAAAGAAATCATTCAATGCGGAGAGCTATACTGGTGGGGCAGCAATAGGCTGATTCCCATCAATGTTTTTTTGCGCGACCGATTCAAACCGTTCAAAAGCTGTTTGAAAACATTTATACGGAAAGAGGTCACTGTATTGAGTGGCCCTATGCCCAGCCTCGATACCTTGCTGAACAAACGCGGTAAAAAACGCACAGTTCAGTTGGTGAAATCACCCACTTGAACTGTGCTGTAGGTTCAAAAAATATAGCTTGCGCTCAAACACAATAGCTATTTTGATCTGGCCATCCGGCTGTGTGTTTGAGGGAACTAGATTGTCAATACCCTGCAACTTCAACCAAGTTTTTACCATGCTTCGCGTTTCAAGATCCCAAGGCTCGCCTGCAATCATTTGGTTCAAAGAGTTCTGAATTTCCTCTAGAGAGAGATCAATCTCCAAGAGAGGTGACCTGAACCTTAACTGTTACCTTGCCATTTTTACCAACCTTGACTTTGGCTGGCTTCCTGATCTTGAGCTCTTTTTCTTCAGCCTTGCTCCATTTCATCCAAGTGCCTGTCAGTGTCCAAGCCAATGTAGCAGCATCAGTTTCATCACTGAGATAGAGGCTGGCATTCAGCTTGTCAGAAGTATCACCAAAAACTTCCAAGAAATAAGTGTTGTCTAGTTCAGACAGAAAACTCAGTGTAGTGCCTAGTTCGCTTAGGCTAACCGATGGCGCCCTAAACCAAAAACTTTTCCTTGACTTTTTTTGATTTTCAAGCCAGTTGGATTCCAGATTTTCTCGCACCAATACACTGTTTTCACCAATAGTGAGGTGATATGTGTGGCCAAACATGTTTTCAGAGTGTTGCCACTCAAGCGACTTGCTCATTGATTTTGCTCCTTATGCAGGCACACTATAACTGCCATTTGCAATTATTTCAACCAGAAGGTTCAGTTGCACTTGAATAGCCACAGCCAAACTGATAGCATGTGATTTTTTGAAGCTGTAGTTTTGATTGGGATCAGGTAGCCAGATTTCTGGCTCTAGGCTATGCCATCCTTGTTTTTGGCATTTGTTAACTAAATGTCTCTTGCCTGGACGAATCAAAGCCAAAATCATTGCCAATTCAACTGTGCGTTGTGGTTTCAAACGCCGAACCAAATCAAAGTGATTGTTGATATGAGCCAACTGCTTCACTACTTCTTCGTGTTCCAGTAGTTCCCACATTGGCGTGGTGTTGACAAGAGTTTGTAAATGTGCCTCACTTTGAACGCCTTGATAGATGCTGTTGTTGAGTATGTCAATTTTGTAACAATTTTTTTCTTCGGCCGCGTCATAAGGAATGCTGCAACATTCCAAAAATGGATGCACAGGCACATTATGAAAATATACACCACTGTTGTGGGGAGAATATTTGCTGTTCTTGACAATGCTGGCAGGAATGTGATGTACGGCATTGAGCAACTTGCGGCGATCACCGGTGTCAATGTCAATATCACCAAGAAATTGGATGGCGCTAGCTGTCACCTGTGATCCTATCCAGTTGCTTTGACAAAATGTCTACTTTTTGTGTTAACTTGGCCAAATTGCTGTTTGCGCGAATCAAACGATTGTGTAGATCAACACAAGTTTGTGTGGTTTGCTGCACCTTTCGTTCAAGCTCTTCAATCCATTGTGGATCAGCAATCAAAACTCGGTTGCCATCAACTTCCATGCTTTGCATTTTTCCAAAGCTGGTTAAGCTAACACGGTTTTTGCTGATCAACACAGGTTGCGGAACTGCTTCAGTTTCTTCGTTGCCATACATATCCAAGTTCACTCTTTCACTCATGTATTTCTCCTACATACCAGCTTCTGTCAATACACTTTTGATCAACTCAGCTTGTTGTTTGTGGCGCAGTAGCCTTACTTTCCATTTTTTCACTGGCGCAACTGTTTGTATAATACCCAGTTGTTCAGAATTGCACCTTTCCAAAAATTCCACTGCGCTGTTGCAATTATATAGCATCCAAGGACTTATTTTGCCTTGTGATATCCATTGTGTAGCTAAATTTGTGCTTACCAGTTTCCAAAAATCTTGTAAGCTTTGATTCTGCTCTTCAGTCCATTTTTGAACAGTCTTCAAACTTCTCTGCAAGCCTATCTCAGGAGTTTCATCATGCAATAGTTCGCTCAAAAAACTTTTGTATGCATTTACATCACTCCATTTTTTGAAGTCTACTTTTTCTTTCAAGAGCCAACGAACATATGTTTCAATCTCTTGCACCTGTTGCTCAATTAGCCAGCTGCCAAATCTCACAAATTCACCATAATGCCTACTGGCACAAAACTCTTGGTAACTTTTGTGCTGGCGTAATGTGTTTTTGGGAGTAGTGAATTCGTTAAACAACAAATAAGAGGCATACCCCAACTTAACATCCGGGTTGTGTTGGGCGTCGTTTCTGCGCCGTGGCTCACAACTGTGCGACACCAATGTGGTTTCTTTGGCAAACTGTTTTTGGCACCAAGTGCAAAAATGGGGGCGATTTAAATCAATCGCCTTTGGAAGCTTTTTTGAGTTCGTCTTTGAGCTCTTTGATACCACGGTCGTCCATTCCACTGTATTTGGCAATTTCCATCAACTCTTGTTCACTGTGGTTGTTTTTCAAAATCAGCATTTCTGTTTCATTTATGTCACCATACAGTTGAGTCAGCAATGCTTCTGTTTTTGGTGTTTTAGATCCAGTAGATTTGGTGCTGATCCATTGATGATATTGCTTTTTCCCCACACCAGCAACACACATGAGCAAGTATTGTAGCTCTGGATGTTTGCCCAAGTTCCACATGCCATTGTTGACAAGATCATTAGCTGCCAAAACAAAGTATTCTTTTAGAGGATTGGAGTCAGGCACTGCTGAAAGCCAACGCACTACCACTTTGGGAACAAATCCCTTCCGCTCTTCTTCAGTTAAGTTTGCATAAAATCCACGATCTTTTTTGTCAATGGCTTCCAGTAGAACCATAAGATCAAGCTTGTAACTTCTTTTTGCTGTTGTTGCCTTTGCCATAACTGTTCCTTATCTTGTGTGATTGTACGCGGTAATTGCTGTTGTTTCAAGCAGCTATATAAATATCAGCAACTGCAACAGGTGCAGTTTTATGGGGTTACCCCGCCCCGTATGGCCTAGAACGCCACGTAGGAGACCAAGAGCAATGGGACGACCACTTAACAAAAAATATTTTGGCAGCTTGGCTGCATCTAACATTGGGGGCGAAAGTGTTGCCTCTGTAACAATCACCGGACAAGGAAATTATGCAAGCCTACCAACAGTAAGCTTCAGTCCTCCTGCATTACCAGGCGGCGTTTCAGCTGTGGGCAGTGTGGTTATGGAACTGCGAGATGTTACCATCAACAATGCTGGTGGAGGCTACGCAATAGGTGACGTGCTGGTGATTGGTGGCGGCGGTGTGGTGGGCGACACCACAGCTGGCACATACACAGTGCAGGCTCAAATCGCAGTTGCCTCAGTTGCAGGACCGGGAGACCCAACTCCTGGGGCCATTCTTACATTCACAGCACTCAGCGTGAGAGGTGCCTACACAGCACTACCAGCTAAAGTAGCAGGGGGCAGCAATACAACCAACCTCAGCCTCGATGGAGGAACTGGTAACAACGCTCGTGTTGATGTCACATGGCGAGTGCTTGAGGTAAGTGTTACAACAGCTGGTTCCGGTTACATCAGTGTAGCAGACGCTCTACCCACCTTCAGTGCTGGTACAGCCACAGCAACTGGTGCAGCAGTTCTCACCAGCACAACTGAACCAGCCATCACCCCATATGCTGTTACCATTGACGGTGGCACTGTTTTGCCAGCCGACATCATCAAGCAAACTGGCGATAACAACTACATCATGGAAACCACTGAGGGCCAAACTCTGTGCACATTGGGAACAACTGACACACCAGTGTTTGGCGGAGCATACCTCTTGGCAACTGATGCCAATGGGAGCACCTATTACGTGACCAAGCTCACCGCACATCTTGCTGTATTGGTGCAAAAAGCCATGGTAGGCAGTTATGTATATCAAGACGGAGACAATGCTCCTTGGAGCCTTGAGGCTGCTGATAACCTTATTGTGCAAGTCAACAACACCTAACCAATTTTCCCTGCCTTGGTAAAGCAGTGGACTCTGGAAACCCTCTCAAGCAAGCCCGAGCGAACTTGAGAGGGTTTCTTTTTGGCTACCAAACTTTGTAATTTTCTGCGATGCTGTTGAACAGGTTGCTTTTGTCAACTGCTACCATTTGGTCAGGCATATAGCTGCTGGGCCCTTGCTGCATACGCACTGTGTCGATATACATACTGAACTTGCCCTCTTCGGACGTTTTCAGCACCCGGGGAATGTCCAGTTCCTCAAGGATCGGATCAAACTGCTGAACAAAGGCTGTGTCAACACCCAGCATGCTGAAGCGAGTGTTGTAGTGTGCTCGATCCTTTTGCTGTCGCAGCTTCAAGACCACGTCCAGTCCTGTGAGATCATGTGGAGTGACATTGGCCCCAAAGCCCACGTTTTTGTAGCCCAGCAAGAGCACATTCACCCCTTCCTCCCAGCAACGTTCCAGGAGATCAGCAGTTTCAGACAGGTCCACACTGCCCACTACATGCTGTGCCATGATGCTCGGCAAGCCCCAATACTCGGCGCCGCTGTTTTTCATTGCTTGGTCCAGATTTTCTCTGATCTTGTGGATTTTGTTGAGATCTTTGGCTTGGTGAACAGAAACGCCAATAGCACCTGCATGTTCCACCACCGCCAATGCTGTTGTTTCATCCAAACTCCACTTCACACCAAAGGTGGTGAAGTTGGGTATAATGTTTTTGCTGGCAGTGTAGCGTAGGATCTCAGCAAAATCTGGATGCTCAGTGGTCTCGCCACCACCATATGCAATCTCAAACACGCCCATCTTGCTGAAAACATCCACGAGGCTTTTGATGTCCCGGATGTCACCGTGCTTGCCCTGTTTGGTGCTGCCTTGGTAACACCATTCACAGCGGTAGGCGCAATAGTCGGTCAGCTTAATGTCGACCAGCTCAGGGTAAGTGCTCTTCACATAAGCTGGCGCATCATCATGCATGCTGAGCCGAACCTTGTGACCAGTGCTGGGACTGAACAGGGCCCAATAGACACCGTCTTGTCGAATCCGTTTTTCACCCGAGTTCTGGATAGCATCAGTTACTTCGTTGATGAAGCTGCCTGTTGGAGGAGTTTGCCCTTCGCTGTTGTCATTCCCGCCCAGGATCACCACATCGTCTCGCATCACATACTGATAGAGGCTGCAGGCAAATTCGCCATTTACAGGATCAGGTCCAGAGAAGATTCCCCAAATGCTTTGATGGTCAACACCATAGCTGTGAAAACTATCTGAACTGTAGTTTGTCCCCAGCCAAGTGTTCATAAGCTGAACTGCTGTATCGCCAGTTACCCCTTCTCGATCCAGGGCATGGTAGAGCTGAGTAGCAAAGTAAGCAGATTTGCTGTCTTGGTCAGCAAGCGTGAACTGTTCCCAGCCATACTCAAAGCGGTTATACTCATCTGTGCTAACCCGCATCCCTGCAGGAATCATCACAATGCTGTGGCTACTGCTGCTGTTGGTGGCAAAGCCAGCTCGAACGTTGAAAACCTTCACGACTACCTCTCTGTTTGTGTGCCTATTGTATAGCACCCAAGGAGCGTGTCAACCTAAACCAGTTGTCGAATATCCAATTGATCTGGCAGTTTGCCCAACTCTTTGACAAAAAACACACAAGGTGGGTTGCTGCCTTGTGTGAGCGGAAATGCCAGAATGTGACCATTTTTTAATCTGGGAAAATACCACTTGACATCACTAAAAACATTCAAGATTTCAATATTGCAGAAATCTGGCATGTAACCTTTTATAGGATTGATGCAAAATGCGTCAAAATCCTTGTCATTTAGGTCAACTAGCTTCATGATCTCTAGATCACCAGCGTGTTTGTCTCCCACCACAATGCTCCAATCCAAGGGCATTTGGATGTTGTAGGGACCAATCTTGATATCTGCACAAGGGCTATGAAAAATATCCAAGAATATCAATGGATACCAATAGTAGTCAATATTGTGGCTGTCACTGTAGTCCAGCACACAATATCTCAAATCGTCAACTTTTTCAGGAAGTTGATTCAAGTCGTACGCCTGATTGTTTGTGGTCAAAATTCTCAAAGGAAGTTCCTAATGTGATATCAAATATTTAAAGTGATAATCACATTAGTAACGTATTTTTTTCACCTCAAACGGATACTCGCTTTTTTTATAAAATTGTTTTCTTTTGTTGAGGTGGCTGTTGCTGAATTTCATCTTGCTGCTGATATCATAAATTTGTACCCGATCTTTATCATCAGCCATCCTTAGGCCCCTACCAATGCTTTGAATAGTTCGCACAAAGCTTTTGCCTGCTTCCACAAGCACTAGATTGAAAATCCTGTTGATGCTGATGCCAGTAGATGTTGTGCCATAGGTTGCTACCATGATTTTGTTATCGCTGAAGTTGATTTCTTTGTAATGCTCTCTGCGATCCTTGGCTTTCATTTCTCCAGAAATGAACACTGCACCACTGAGCTGATTATAGAGTTTTTGTCCAGTTTCAATACGGTCCACAAGTACAAGTGTGTTGCCACTCTCAGCAATGGTTTCAATGGTTTTTGCCATCCATGCTAACCGTTCATCATTTGTAACCAAAAACTTCAACTCTTCCTGATAGTTTCCATACTGAAAAGTTTCTTGTGTTTGTAAACACGTGACATCACACTGTGCAAGAACACCTTTGTCTTGGAGCTCTTTGGCAGTTAAGCTACCAATTTGTGGTCCTATGGCTGTGAACAACCCCACTTGTTTGTATTCTTCCTCAGGAATAGTGCCTGTGAGTCCCCAGCGAATGGGAATGTTTTTGAACACACTAGTGAGCAGCTGATGTAACACATTCAAATCCTTTACACCGTGGCATTCGTCACAGATAACACATACCAAATCTTTCATGAATACTTCCAACTGGTCTCCATCGAGACAGTCTTTGTTCTTTTTGTCCAAGACATTCAAGCTTTGCCATGTGCAGATAGTGTGAGCGTGCTCATATTCTTTTCTGTCTCCAAACAACACACCCACATCCAAACCAATATTGCGATAGTCTTCTTCTGTTTGTTGCACAAGATTTTTGTTGGGCACAATTACAATGCTTCTTCCTTTGGATTCCACAATTTTACTGAGTGAGGCTGTGATGATGGTCTTGCCCGCTGAAGTGGGAAGCACATTTACTCCCTGTGGGTTTTGTAGGCAGTTATTGATAGCCTCTACCTGATAGTCCCGTAGTTGTATGCGATGCCCTGCAAATCTATGCCCTACAGGCCAGTGTAACTCGCTGAGAAAATTTTCATCAATAGGAGAAAATTCTGTGTTATGGGCTGCTCGCTGGTCATCAATTTCAAATTCATATCCATGATCTTGCAGCACAGGCAGCAGCCTGTCCAAAATATTAAGATAGGTTTTGCCTCCAAGAGTACAAAAGCTCGTGGTACCGTCCCATCTTCCCATTTTGAAGGCAGGGCTATACCGAGCTGACGGCAAGAAATATTTGACACAATTTACCAATGCTCTTTTAACAGGTAAATCAATACCTGTGATTTGAATGTTGACCTCGTCTTGAATAGTTATTGTTGCAGTCTTGTTCATGTTTCCATCTCAGCTTCAATTTCTGATTGTAGGAGGAGGATCTCATTTAGCCAAGGCCCCTTAGATAAATACTCCTATGAATTTAGCTGAATTAGAAATCACCAAACAATTGAAAAAACGTGGGCCGGTGTATTGGCAACAAGTTGTAAAATCGCACGGTTGGACTTTGGTGGGCAGAGGAACAGAGGCTGTGGTTGTGAAACATCCACAAAAGCCGTATGTGCTAAGAATATTCAGCACTGATACATCGTATGTGGATTTTGTAAAACTTGTGCAACAAAATCAACAAAACCCACATTTTCCCAAATTCAGCCGTTATGTAAGGCCTATTCCGGGCACTGAAATGAGTTATGTGCGAATGGAAATATTGGCTCCAGTGACTCAAATTCAGTTAATGCAACACCATCTTCCAGAGTTGGCCTACTTGTATATTGAAAGCACTAAACTGGGTTTGGAATTTCATGAGATGTTTGCGCCCACCGTAGGGGTGTATTTGCGGCAGTTGTCTAGGGGCAGCATATTTGACCACACAATTCAAAATGAATTATGGGACAAAATTGGTCAACCCAGCACCACCTGGAAACAGGCGGTTGACCTATTGCTGGAGTTGTACAACCAAGGCACACATTGGCCCAGCAAGTTGGATTTACATTCTGACAACTTTATGCAAAGGGCGCAAACTCTAGTAATTGCAGACCCACTAGTGTCAAGATAACCAATGAAATTACATGAAATCTCCATCTCACAAGATGTCAAACAAAGCAATGCCAATTGGCAGGAAATTGCTGCCAAATATGGTTGGA